GTCACCGATTACGATTTTATAATCTGGGAAACGTCTAAGCTCAGGAAAGTTTTTCAACATATTCTGAGCGGTTTGATATTCCCTAGATGCTTTATTTTTCCACCAAGAATATTCAGATTCGGCAATTGGGTCTAATTTAGACTTGTTTTGCACATAATTTAATTGTCTTGGAAGATGTTCTTCAAGGGCATCTATTGCGTTTAGTTTAATAGCGCGAATTTGTTCAGAAGAATAATCTACTTCTTTACCATCTGGGCCAGCGACTGTGGCTCCGTCTGGATTTTCTTCGCACCATCTCCGAACGCGCCTTGCCTGCTGAATTTCAGATTCCACTGCGGACTGATTATCCAAATGCAAGTAAGGATTAGTAGGTAAAGGCGAAAAAGGAGCGTCGGCCACTTCTGGCTTTGCTGATTTTAACGTCTCTATCTCTGCCTCTTTAGCTTTAAGTTGTTCCTCGATCTCTTTGCGTTTAGCAACGAGCTTATCGATTCGTTTCTTAATGCCTTTAGGCAAACCTTGTTCGTCTTCGGCGACTTCCTCTGGCTCGGATTCTTCAGATTTCTCTGTCGAATCTTCGTTTTCGGAAGCTGCTTCTTTAGCCTGTTCCTGAGAAAGATCGTTTTTTTCTTCGGTTGCCGTATCATTTGATGCGGTTTCCTCAGATGTTTGTTCCACTGCGTTTTCTTCAGCTTTAGAGGCTTCAGCAGGAGTAGTAGATACCTGTTCCGATGGCTCGTTCATCAGAGTTTTCCTGATTAGAGAAGTTAATTTCCCTTGATCAAGATGTCCGAGCTTGTCTGACACGGAATTAAATGGCTTTTCCGACGCTGTTCCGTTAGACGGCGTAGGAGTGTTTGTTGAACTGTCGGTCATGGTTTTTAAAGCGTCCAAGAACGCAAGGATCAGTGCTGCTCAAGGGCGCAACAAGGGAAGCCCATAGTTTAAGATATGGAATAAATTTTTACATTTATACAATACCTTTTGAAAAAATAGTCAGGTCGGGTAAGGTCGGGTAATGTTTTGTTAGTATCATCACATGGAGCCGTTGATCTCTTTAGCCTTTTCACGCAACTGATTAAGCAGTAGCAGGAAATCATTTAAGGCTTCTGCGCGACCAGCAGCGTGAGTACGTTCCTCGCCATTGGTTTCGCGACTTATGGCTGTTTCAACTTCGTCTTTTACGGCATCATTCAAAACAAGAATGATACCGTTCCAAAGGTGATTTTCGCCAGAAAAGCCGAAGGCTTCTACGAGTTTAGGCTCCATATGTTAGCTTTCTATAGGTTTTACGCCGTAAGAACCGATTTGCTTGTTCTGTTGTTGCATAATAGACATCTGCAAGTTTTTTGCATAATTTTCCATTAGCTTTTGGAACAATGGGTCAGACTTTACAGCTTGTTGAGCTTTTGGATTTTTGCTAACAATTTCTTGAGCGTATTGTAACTTAGTTTTAGCAGCAGGATCATTCTGAGTATACATTGCCTCAGTACCTAGCATCATTAGAGCAATATCACTTTGTACATCTTTGTACATTTTTTGACTTGCAGATGTTTGATCAGTAATCAGATCAGTAGCAGCAGTTGGTGATATAGCTTCAGTAATGGCCATGATCAGCTTGTTGCGATCAATAACTCCACCTGTATCAAGTGGTACAACAAACTGTGAAATAGCTTTTAACTTTTCTAGTACATAATCTGGATTTAAATCACGAACATCAAATCGTAAGATGAAATCAAACTGGCCAGCTATGTCTGATATGTTTTTAGGTAGTTGAGATCCTGTAACACGTTTAATTTCTTCATCTGGTAGATATTGCAAGCAAAGTTGAAATACCTGTGAGAATACAATGCTCCAAGTACCAAACCAGTTGTTTAAATTCTGCTGTTGTATCAATTGTGATTTAACAGGTGATACTGCTTCATGATTTAAACCGAAATAATTAGCGTGGCGTGCATAAGCGCGATCCATAACTTCTACTGCTTCTCCAATTACGGATGCAGGAGGTGTCATAAACTCATAATCATCGGATTGCGTTACAGGAAGCTGTACGGCAGGTCCAATCTTATTGATCATACCAATACGCTTCTTAACTTTAATTGGAGGAAGCGTTGTAAATGCGGTACGGTCACGCATCGAATCGGCTTGAGCTTTAATTTCGTCTTGGTCTGTGCTTGATAATTCTGGAATACCACGGCTTTCCATGATACGACGGCGTAAACGTTCGCGACGATAATCAACAAACGGATAATTTCCGTGTGCGTAATCAAGTAATTCGTGTTTTCCAAAAGTTTGATCGCCCACTAGTGGACAGAATACTGTAAAATAAATTGCAGGTACGCCTTTTTCATCAATTTGACGAACGTAAGCGTATACAACTTCAATTAAATGATCAGTACGAAGTGCTCCAGCAGTATTTAATGCGGTAGAAACAAGATTAATATCATTAAACCATGACTGTCTGCCCTGAGTAAGCGCAGCCTGATTAACAAATTCCTCATCCCATTCATCGCTGACAACCATAGCACGCATTTGTACCTCGGTCATGTACTGACGACGAAAAATTACACGCGCATCTTGCAAATTAATTGTCTCAGGAGGAAATGCTACTTCGTCAAATGGTTTTAATGCAGCAATAGAAGGTAAATTCTTTTGTACATATTCTTCTTCGTATTCACCAGTGCCTGTAGTACGCAAATCTTTAATCATTTTGCGTAAATCGCCTTTGTAAACATTAGGCAGGTACTGCTCAAATATAGCAATTACCTGATCTTCATGTTCCTCTGACATGATCATAGCAGGCAGTTGTATTAATGGAGACTGCGGATCTTGTTGAGCAGCCTGTTGCACCATCTGCTGAATTTGCTGCATTGTAACTGTCTGTATACGTTTTGAAATCTTTTGATCCCAGCAAACGTGTACAACTGCCCATCCGTACTGTTGGCAATACTGAGCAAGCAGTTCAGACTCACGCTGTAGTTCTGCTTTCATTTTATTCTCACGAATCCATGTCATTAGATCCGTAGCAGCTTCAGCAGATGCCGCATCTTGAATATCAACTCCAGAAACTTTTAGATCTGCACGTTCAAACGATGTTGTTAAAGTGGCAACAAGTTCATTGATGGTGCTATCAATTAAACGAACGCGAATATCGGAAGCGCCTTCAAATGGAAATACTTGCTTTCCATCTTGGCCAGTGTTTGACCATTTCTTTCCGTCGTCGGTTTGTCCTGACCATTTACAGAAACGTACCGCGTCATTGTCATCGATACGGCTCATGTTGTTACCTGAATACAAGGAACGTCTAAATTCCCATGACAGGTAATTAATGTCTGGCTTATCTTGGTAATGAACGAGGCGATCCGTATTGGGGCTGCCCGGCGTGAACTGGTATTCGTAACTCATAAGATTTAATTATTTAACTTTTTGATTAACGTATTGTAAAACTTCATCTCGGTAGAACCGATGCAATCCCCCAAGAGTCTTAAACGTGCGTAGCTCGCCAGCGATTCTTAGTCGATCAAAATATTTTTCTGATAGACCAGTCAGTTGTCGTGCCTGCTTGCGTGTGATTAGTGGAGGAAATTCTTTCATTAGTAAGATCCGCCGCCAACAGCAGCGAATGATTTTTTATCGTGATGTTCTGGATGCATAACGGCCAAATACCTTAGTCCGTCTATAGGATCTTTAGTGGCTCCCTTTTCACCGTCCGCGCCAGTCCATTCACGCAGTGAATAGATCAAGTTTTCGCATTCAGATGAAACGTAGAGTTTAGGCTCGTTAATAGTAGAAATTGGTTGTGATGGATCGTAGTCTAGCCAGTCATTAATCATTGCCACGCCTTCCTCAACTCGTATGCCTGCGGCTGGCGTAAAAAACATTGCAGGATCTGCCTCAAGTAACTCAATTAAACTAGTGCCGCCGTCTTTACCTGCGGCCTGCGTTCCTCCTGCTCTTGGATCGATATATCTTTCAAATATAATTTCTTTACCTTCTAGATCGCGTATCAGTTCTTTGTAGGCATCAATTCCACGGCCTGCACCGTTCTTTTGTCCAAGTCCCATCTTGCCGTCCGCTTTATCTCCTGCAATTGCCCATTCGCCGACGCTGATATCTGGCCATTCGCGGTAAATGTACTTTCTGCCTTGGTCATCGACTCGCATCCATAGCATGAACCAGTTACGGCTACCTGCTGGATCTATCACCATATAATTTGTACCTAGACGCGGTATCTTGTCAGGAGCAATAATGTTATTCTCACCAAATCTAGGAAAATGTGAACCTGTCAGTGACTCAGCCCATCCATACGCACGAATCTTTAGCTCATAGCTATTTCTGCCTTGCAGTGTGCGCTTCATATTATCCCAATCCGAATACGGATTCATATTCGAATGAAACCAAATAATAGCAGCGTTCTTGCCGTGACACTTAGCAGTATACGGCATAGTACCAGCAGGCAGACCCTGCACATTAATTGCATTAGATAGTAGTTCCGCTTTCTTAGCCTTTTGAAACCTACATCCTGCAACATATTCCTTAACGGTCTGATTGTAACCAGTCACTGGGGTAAACGTAACTAGCAGCACCCCATTCCTAGTAACTAAACGGTAGCGCAGCGTCTCGATCCAGTCCAGTGGTACTAACTCATCGCACCATATCATATCGCACTCTCCGCCCTCAATTACTCGCTTGTCTTGAGCGTAGTTCATAAAGAAACACTGGCTCTTATTAGGCAGTACAAAACTATTATCAGAGAATCCGTTCTTTTGCGTATAAGAAATATTAGTAATCTTTGTTTTCTTAGCGTTCTTAAATTCAGGCGGCAGATACTTCCACACCACATTTTGCTGCATCTGTATGGAACTTTGATTAGTTGTATGCAGACACCATACCCTAGACTCTGCCTTATTAGCCATGATCTGATTTAACTTCTTGGCCGCGTACTCAGTCTTGCCTGCACGATTACCACCCATAACTAGCAGATCCCTATATTCAAGCATCAGCTTATCGGCATCTTTCCAGTGCGGCGGCTCATACCCATGACGAAATGGGTCCATCTTTTCGGCCATTATCTTATCTTCCCGAATCTGCAATCTGCGAGCCGTTTCCTCCGCTCCATGCTCTGCCACTAACGCCTTGATATCTTCAAGCGTAGGAGCGTATAGCACTGGATGCGGCGTAGGAACGTAGCCTGCGATCTGCTTATCGGTTTTGGTCATAATGAAAGTCTGTTACATAGTCTACCATAACTTTGATAGACCATGTTGAAAATGTGCTCTGCTTTTTAAGATACCACTTGGCCAACCATAATTTAGGAGAATTAACTATACGTCTTCCGCGTCTCCAGATTTCACGAAGTAAGGGCGGTCTCTCGTTAATTCTGCGGCGAAGTGGTCGTCCGTCATTCTCCCCTGCCATGTCACTTGGTAAAGGGTTCCCCCATCGGCCGTATAAAGAATTCCTGTAACGATACCCGGTAGATCCTCCGTCTTGTGGAACACTATCTCCCCGAACGCAAACAGAGGTTGGTCGATCATTTCTTTTTGTAGGTGTAGCCACCTTTTTCCGCACCTTTGACTTTGCCTGCGTTGATTGAGGCATAGAAGACTTGTTTTGCTTTTTTTTCTCCATATTCTTCCTTCATATTAGGTAATATGAAGGAAGAATATGGAGAAAAAAAAGCAAAACAAGTCTTCTATGCCTCAATCAA